ACAATGCGGAGATAACATGTAATTCCATTGCCTGGGCTGCCGTTAAGAGGGCATATAAAAAGAATGCAGATGGCAAATGGGTAGCCAAAGAAAGCAAGGAGGCCACTATGAATCTAAGTGATGAGAATAAAAAGAACCTGCTCCAATCAGCCTTAGTCACGGAATACAAAATAAAACCTGAGTCGTCAATCCCCAAGAATCTGGTCATTGATGAGGTCTTTTCAGACAAGGTTATTTATGACGTTGACGGACAGCTCTATGAGGCTCGTTATGAACTAGATGAAAATGGCAAGGCTACATTCAGCGACCCTAAGAAAGTATCAAGCACAAGGGTTTTCAAGGCTATGGAATCTTTGCAAGTTACCTACTCCGAGATTGTACAGGAAGTCGGGAGGCGGAATGCGGCTATTGACGCCGCCCGGGTAAGGAAGATTGTCGAGTTATGTCAGGAGCTTCTATCATCTGAGGACCTGCCGGAGGAGAAGAAAACAAAGGAAGCTTTAAGGGAAGCTACATCGACTTTGAAATGGCTCAAAGAGCAGGCAGCAATGAAAACAGAAGATGGCGTGAAATTCCCTGCTGCTGCCTTTGCTTATGCCCCAGACCCTGAGAAACCATCTGAGTGGAAATTAAGACTTTGGGAAGACCCTGAGAAGAAGGTTACTCGTAGACAACTAGGTGCGGCAGCTGCCGCACTAAGCCCTGGCGGTTTTAGGGGGCAGAAAGTACAGATACCCTCCGCTGATTTGCCTGCCATCAAAAGGAAGATAAGGGCGGAATACCGCAAATTAGATGTGGCAGATGAAGAGATACCGAGGTGGGTGAAGGAATCTATGACGCGGGAACTTGTTCAGAACTACGTGCCGCTAACCGAGGCCAAATTCGACAAGGGCAGAGCTACAGTAATCGTTATCAAGCCCGGGTTTAATGCCACAGAAGACAGGTATTATCCTGTAGAAACGTTGAAGCGGGATTACAAGGTATTTGAAGGTCAGAAGATGTATGCCGACCACCCAACAGAATCCGAAGATAAAGAGCGTCCTGAGAGGTCGATAAGGGACTGGGTTGCCACGCTGTCTGAAGTTACTGTTGACGAGTCTGGAGTAGTGACCGGTATTGCCGAGATTCTTGAGGATTGGTTGATGAAAAAGTTAGCCTCATTGCGAGAGAAAGGGATGCTATCAGAAATGGGCATCTCAATCAATGCAATAGGCGTTGCTTCTAAAGCTACCATTGAGGGCAAGGAAACTCTGGTGATAGAGAAACTAACAGATGCCAGGTCGGTTGACTTTGTGACTGAACCTGGCGCCGGCGGAATTGTCACACTATACGAATCAGACAGGAACCACGATATAGACCTGGTGGAACTATCAGGACTAAAGGAGAGACGCCCTGATTTAGTGAAACTTATTGAAAACAAAGTCAGGGAAGAAATAACCAAGGAGGTCAAGAAAGCAATGGAGAACGAAGAGAAAATCACGGAACTCGAAGGTCAGATAACAACGCTGACCGCAGAGAGGGACACACTCAAGGAAGCCGCTGAAAAGGCAGTTAAGGAAAAGGCAAAAGCCGAAGCACAAGCCATTATTAAAGAGGCTGTAGACAAGGCAGAGCTACCCAACGCTGCCAAAGAGCGGATAATTGAGAGGTTCAAGGACGCTGAGTCCGCTGAAGGGATTGCAGAAGCGATACAGTCCGAGGTGGATTATATCGCCAAGTTATCCGAGGCAGGCAAGGTGAAAGGACTGGGGCCGACCAAAACAAATCCTGAAAAGGATAGGGCTGCTCTAAAAGAGTCCTTCAAGAAGATGCACCCGGAATGGGATGAGAAGCAGTTAGAGACTGCCGTCACCGGGCGCTGAGTAAAAAATAACACGGAGGTAAAATAAAATGCCAGGATTACAAGTTGGTGTATATCCCGGAGAACTGACTGCCGGAACCGAGGTAAGTTCTACTTATGAAGGCAGACATCTAACAGTTCTCGAAAGCGAACTACTTCACCCTTTTATAGCCGATGGTTTTGTCAATAAGGGTGACCCCGTTATATTTTGCAGAACAGCCGTAATCGGCACTTACGGAGAAGGCGTAGGTGTTGCTTTTAACTCGGCTACTGCTGCCACTGACCAGATTGCCATTGACACCGAGGGGATATGGAATCTTCAAGTCTATGCCGAGGACGATGATGGTAATGTTGCCATCGAAATCGGCGATACTCTCTACATTCACGATGCTTCAACCGGAGCTGCAAGCGCAAATGGTTATGGTGACTGCGAAATCAGCAAAATTAGCAACACCGTCACTCAGCGTCAATTCGGTTATGCTCTCGGTCGCATGGTTGCTGGTGGCGAAGGAACTATTGCAGTCAAAGTCCACTGGGGTCCAGTAATGTCCGGCTCAAAGGGCATTGACCATGTTCAAGGCACAACCGCTCTACCGATAGAGTGGGGGACCGATATCAGCAATGTCAAGCAGCTAATCTTCAATGTCGGTGTCCTGGCCGATTATATGTCAGGAATCTTCGTCAGAGCTTACGCTGAATCGGATGTCCCAGCTGGCGGAATCCAGGGCCTCATCTACTCTCGCCTTACGGTTCAAGCTGATAGTCAGGATATGTATGCTATCAGGGGCCGGACTGACCTAATTATGAGCACACCGTCTGCTACCATAGCTAATATGGTTGTGGGTGGCATGTTCAGTTGCAGTCTTGATAATCCGGGATTTGCCCTGACATTAGCAGACCGTATCAAAGCCATCGACTGTGCCATAAGTCAGTCAGCCACTTCAACCATTACCACCGGCTCAATCTGTGGTATGTATGTCGCCATGAACGGCATACTGGTTGACAATGCTGGGCGGACAGCAGGCATCTACATCTATCAGGGTGGAGGTGGGACTGCCTTCCCGGACTACGGTATCTACATTCAGATGGAATCGGAGAACACGCTGGCTGCTATCAAGATTGAACAACTTGCAGCCGCGGCTGGATTTGGCATCGACTTTGAGGACAGTGGTGGCTTTGGCTACGATGCTCTGATGCGTTATGATGGCGTCAATGCTCAAGGTTACTTCCTGCAGCTCACAGCTGTAGCAGGTGTCGAAGACTCAGCCATCCCCTTCGATTTAGTCACAAGTGTTGGCACTCCTGCAGACAGACGACTTCGCGTAAGGTGTGTTGGGGATGCCGTTGACCGCTATATCCACTTATTCCCGGTTTAATAAATAAACAGAAAGGAGTAAATGATGCGTAAACTAAATCTAAAAGACTACACCGTAAAGGTAAAAATGCCTGACCAGATGAATCCTGGCAAGGAGATAGAGGCCGAAATTCCTTACCCATTTATGACCTCGCTCCTTAATCTATTGTTCATTCGTGAATTGCAGTTGTCTGGTGCTGAACTGGTCAAGCAAAATGTGCTGGCTATGAAGCTCGAACAATGCAAGGATGATGAAATCCTGTTGGAAGATGAAGAATATAACAGGATAAAAAGGGCAATAGATACCTTCAAGGGATTTGGCCGAAACGATGTAGAACTTGTGACACGCATTAATGAGGCGGAAGTGGTGGAGGTGGAACCTAAAAAATAAATACAGGAGGAAACTCAAATGGAACTCATGAAACTAATGGAGGACTGGAACGGCTATGTCTCGGCCAGTGACATTCAAAGACCTGAAGGCTATGAGCGCAGGTTGGTGGAAGTCATTGACCTGCTTTCAAACTCTAAAGGTCTTCCAGCCTATAAGCACGAATACCTACTCAGGGAAGCACTGACAACCTCTGACTTCCCACACCTGTTTGGTGATGTGCTCGACCGACAGATGCTGGCAGCTTATAAAGCTACCCCGCCTGTCTGGCAGCCATATACCAAACTCTCGACCGTACCCCGCATAGCTCCACAGGTTGGCGGATATAGATTCGCCATGAGGGGTGGAGACGAGCATCTTGATATCGTGGCTGAAAAGGGTGAGTATCTGGCAAGTGACAGGAACGCAGACAGGTATGCACTCTCGGTCAACAAGTATGGCCGGCAGTTCGATATATCCTGGGAGGCAATAATCAATGACGACCTGAGTGCCTTACAGGACACACCCGTGCGGTTTGCCATGGCTGCGCAAAGGACTGAACATCGTGTGGTTGTTAATATGTATGCGTATGACCTGGCTGGTGGTATCGCTCATGTAGTCGGCGGCCCCCTATACTCTACCCTTGCTGCCGAGCTGAATGAGACCGCTGCCCTCTTAACCATAGCCAACCTGGAGACAGCGCTTGAGGTTATGGCAGGGCGTACCGATGCTGCAGGTGAACCTATCTATTGCAGGGCTAAATACCTGGTCGTTCCCCCGGCCCTTGAAATGACCGCGCGCCAAATCCTGACCTCGGCTACTAAAATGTGGCTTGCTGGTGCGACTACTATAGCTGGTGCTCCAGATGTGCCTTATCCGACAACCAACGTAGTATCCCAGTACGGACTCCAGCTAATAGTTGACCCGTATCTACCCGCTGCTGCAACTGCTAATGGTTCTGCGGCTTCCCAGAATTCACAGTGGTACTTATTCGCTGACCCGAACGATATCAGGGTTCTTGAAGCTGCTCATCTTGCTGGACATGAGAGACCTGAAATCTGCATGAAGGCTAGCGACAAGGAATCCGTTGGTGGTGGAGCAATCGGGCCGATGGGTGGCGACTTTGCTACTGACAACATCTTCTACAGAGTTCGCTTAATCTTCGGCGCTACTACGCTTGACTGGAGAGGCTCCTATATGGGAGGCAGTATAGGGTAAAAGGAGTGAAACAATACTAA